TCCAGCGATTAAACTTGTAACACCTTGACCATACTGTTGAGCAGCAGTTAAAGGCTGTTGTAATTGTTGTTGAGCTAACTGTTGTTGAGCTTGTAATTGAGCTTGTTGTTGAGCTTGGTTCTGTGCACCAAGAGTTGATAACGCTCCAACATCTTGACCTAAGAATTGTTGTTGCTGACCAGCTAAATTTAATTGTTGGTTACCTAAAGTTTGTTGATTCATAAATGCTTGTTGAGCAGCCTGTTGAGCTTGACCAAAACCTTGAGCTAATAATTGTGCTTGTAATGCTGCTCGGTTCCTGTCGCTTGTTGTTTGGTACTCAGCTCTCATTACACCTTCTCGTCCTCCACCAAGAACACCTTTACTTACAGCTTGAGCTGCAATACTTGGAATTCCTTTTTGTGCTTGTACATCAAATTCTCTTAATGTTTCATTTATAACATCTTGTTGATATGGAGACGTAAATTGTTGATAAGCTGTTGGACCTGTTAATCCGGCTGCAGCTGTTTGTGCAGTTTGAGCTCTATTTAAAAAAGGTTGATAAGCTCCAATACCTTGAGTAGCTAAATTTTGTGCTTGTGTTTGCAAAGGATCTTGTCCAGCTACAAATTGTGGACCATATGCTTTTGCAAGATCAGCGGTTTTAAATTGACCTGTTGCCTTAGCAAGATCACCTAAATAAGTTTTACCAGCTGCTTCTATAAACTCCGGTGGGAGTACCCTTGTTTCTGTTACTTCTGCCATTATACTACTCTTTTCTCCGCTTGTTTCATTTGATCATACAACCTTTGAGCGCCTTTTTCAATGTTGCCATCACCTATTCCTCTAACAGCATCTGCTGTCATTACAAATTCGTTTTTACTTAACATAGCAGGTACGTCATCTGCTTTTTCTTTTATACCAACTGGTACAAATCCACCAGTTTCTCTATAATCTCGTTCTATAGTACCAGCTTTATTTCTTCTCATTTGACCCATAGGCATAGATTGTAATCCACCCATAGCTGATTTGTTTCTTAAAAGACGTGTTGGTATTTCTCTGTCTGGATCATATTTATAAGGCCCTTTTATTTTTGGAATTTCACGTTTTATAGGATTACCATCTTTATCATATTCAATTTTACCAGGCATTTTTAATATAAATTTTTCCATATCTTCTTTTGTTAAAGACTCTAATCCTTTTTTAGGTGTACCAGATTCTAAACCAACTCTACCACCTACAGCTATAGATTTTCTTTCAAGTGTATCTTTAGCTTCTTCAATTGCTTCTTGCTGACTAAAACCTCTCTCCATAAACTCTTCTACAAGTCTCATCAACTCTTTTTCATTTTCATCCATGGAAGCCATTTTCATATTTTTACCATCAGCAAAACCAACTCTACCACCTACAGCACTATTAATTCTTACAAACTCTTCTATCTCAGCACCTGATGCATCTGGATTTGTTTTACTGTAATAATCTTTTAAATACATTCTTAATTTTTCTGGATCGTTTTTAATCTCTGTTATTTCTTCTTGGTCCATGCCGCCAGCAGCAAGTGCGCTTAAAACTGTACCAATGCCTACTTGACCTGCAGTGCTTCCAAGAAATTTTTTACCTATATCCAAAATACCACCACTTCTAGCTACGGCATCTCCTGCTGTTTTAAATCCTAATGGTTTACCCATCAGTAAATTTTTAGCTCCAGTAAATCCAGGTAAATTTGCAAATTTAAATCCAGACATACCAGCTCTTTGTGCTCCTAAAAGACTACCTCCACCTAAATAATATCCACCAGCTGCTAATAGGGCAGCTTTACCTAAATCAGATTTAACAACTTTTTTAACTGTTTTACCTATTGATTTAACTAAACTTCCTAGTCCGTATAATTGTCTGGGTTCTTGCATTCTTGATATTGCCATAATTTAAATACACTTATATTGTTGAGCAGGCATAGATATCCTGAAAATACTACACTTTATTTGATTTTTGTATCTTCGTCAAGTGGTTTGGCATTCTTTGCAGGGCGTGTACCTTGGTATAAATCGTCAAAGAAACGACCACGATATAAAAACTCTCCAACGTGCGTAATAGTATCCATTACATATATGTGTACTTTACCACCCATATCTGTCCATTTTTGACAGAAACCGAAGTCTTCTCCAAAGTATCTTTTAGTTTTAAGATCATGCCATGTGTCAAACAAGTTATAAAAGTTATCTTTCTTTTCTTCTTTACCATTAATATAGCTAGGTTGATATATCTCTAATTCAGGGTGATTCTTAATCATGTCTTCAATAACATGTCTTTTTATTAACATACATCCAGTAGGTGCATGAGTTACTTCTATAATACCTTTATCAGCTATAATGTTGTATTGATCTTCTACTTTAATTGGATAAGTAAAACCTGCTCTTGACATGTCTTCTGCAGAAGTAATGGCATCCTCTTTATTATTAACTCTTCTCCATACTTTATCCCAATCCATCATTTTCATTGGATAAGGACATGCAATAACATCTTTGTCAGCTTTTAACATTTTTTCAATAGTGGAAAAACTAAAGTCAATATCAGAGTCTATAAATAATAAATGAGTGTATTTATGTTCATGATTTAAAAATTCTGCTACACTTAAATTTCTACCTTGTGTAACTAAAGAAGATTTTAACAAAGTAAAACTAACTAATATATTTCTTTGTAAACATTCTTGTTGAAATTTTAAAACAGCTTGACAATAATGCATAGATACGTCGCTATGACAAGGAGTACAAACCATTATTTTATACGGAGATCTACCACCTTCACCACCTACATTTATTTCAATCACATTACTATCTCCTTCAACTTTATTAGTTTTTACAGTTTGATAAGTATCATTACTAGCCTCTGTTTTTTTATCTTCTTCAAACCAGATAGGTTTATTACTTGGATCTGACACTAATTGCTCCTGTTAAAAATCTTGTCCATGATGTGCCTATTTTATTCCAATTGTAATAAGCATTAACATAATCAGACTGAGTTTCTAAATGTTTATGTATAGTTTCTTCATGTAATATATTTGCTGAAGCTTCTATTGCAGAAGCAAATTTCATTGATAACCTTCTTAAATTATTATCAAAAGGTATATACATAGGAAATTCAGCACCTGTTTCAAACAAAGCACCAAGATTAGTTGTAACACAATATAATCCACCGGCCATACATTCTAATAAAGATATACAAGATGTTTCTTCAAAGATACTTGGATATGCATACATATTATATTTATGCATATTACTTTTTATAAAACTATTTGGTTTATAGCCTATGTAGTTTACGTTAGGTAGTTGTCTTGCTTGTTCATATAGTTCTGTATATTCATGATCATTTTGATCAAAGAATTGTTTTCCATATACCTCAGTTGATGAATATACATCTAAAGTAATTAATGGGTTCTTAACTAATTGCATTGCACCTAATAAAACAGATAATCCTCTCCAAGGTGTGTTTTGATGAATTATTTTAATAGGGTCACCTTTTTTATAAGGCTTTGCTTTTTGTATTTTATCTACACCATTTTTAATTACCAAACATTTTTCTGCAGGTAAACCAAACATCATTCTAAATTTTTCAAAGGTCCAATGAGAATTAAATACATACCAATCATACTTGTGATGATTAGATTTTTCTTGAAACCAAGGAGCTAAATTAGGTTGGTCATATGAATTTTTTTGCCAAAGTATGTTTACTTTGTTTGGATGTAATGGAATTTTTTCCGGTACAGAAGTTGTAATCTGTACTTGATCTAATAATTTTTTATCAACATATTCTTCTAAATAGTTGAATTGTAATTCTGTTCCACCCTTAGGGTTTTGGTTTCTTATTATCATTGTTCATTACTTTCTGGAATACATCTAAACCTTTTGGTGATACTTGCACTGTTACATCAGTAACAATATCTGGTCCTTCTATTTTTTCTTTAGAAGTTTCACCTGTCTTTGTATTTCTATAAATTGTTATAGTTGTACAATCGATCTTATGTATATTATCCGTTTTCATTCTCTCTGTTTATAAGCGCATAACTAACTACTACTTCAAGTTTGTTAGCTGTTTCTGCTTGCGCTTTTATAGCATCTCCTGCTTCTAAATTCAACCCCTGTTCTGTAGCGTTAACTGTGCTTGAAGCAGGTACATCCTTTCTAAAAAATTCTATATCTGTACTAGCAGATGAATCTCTTAAATCACAATTAACTAATACAGCTCCTGTGCTATTGTTAGATACATATACAGATTTTATAATAGCTACAGCTGATGTCGCTATAGTCAAAACAGTTGTCATAGCTGTGCCGTCTAATATTTTAGATGCATTTTTATATTGTATGCTCATGATAAAAAATAATTAAAAGCGTCTTGCTCGTTTTTTAAATCTTGTTGAAAAGAAAAATTAAGTTGTTGTTTCATTGTATTTAAAGACTCCATAATCTGTCTTTGATTATCTACATCATATTCTTCTTTTGGCTCAGGTATATAGTTTGTTACTTTAGCCATTATAAACCGTACGCTCTTGTTTTTCCATCACTTACTCTGCTAGCAGTTCTAGCTACGTTTTGTGATCTTGTTGTAGGTATGTTGTTTTCTCCTCTACCTCTATCAATAACATCGTCAGCAGCAGTTCTTCTATATTCACCTGTATCTATTTTCTTTTGAATTCCTCTTGCCTGAGCCATATTTCTAGCTGAAGCGGCATCTCTTTCATCTCTACCACCATACTTTCTAGCATCAAAATAATCAGCTAATGTTTTTGATTTAGCAAAATCTGTATTACGTAATCTATCATTAAATCCTTTTAAAGATTCTATACCACGTTTTGCTAAACCAAAAGGAGTAAAACTAGAAATAAGTTCAAATAATTTAGCTATTCCACCACCTTGAGATTTTTTTATTTCATCAATGTATTCTTGACTTTGCTCATCGTTAGTTGTTTCATCTATTATACTCATGTCACTTACATTTTGAAATCTATTCATATCTAATGGTACTTGTTTCATGATGCCTGTTGCCTGTGGAGGAAAGATGCTTTGAAATCTTCTTGGATCAAAAGGTAAAACACTTCCAGCCATAGTCTCTTCTAAAGTCATAGGTACATCTATATTTTTTGATCCTTGATTAATTTGATCTACAAGATCTAATTGACTTGTTTCATAAGCAGGTACCATAATACCTTGTGGCTGGGTTACAGGTACAATTGAAATTGTTCCATTAGGGTTTACTATCGTTTGATATTCCATTATCTTCTTCCGTCCGGTTGTGCATCTAATCTAAGTGTGCCATATCTCCATGACTCACCTACTGCTGTGTTGGCTATTTGTACAGAAACTAATCTGCCTCTAGCTCTGGTATCTACCTTATCAGTAGTAGATGTTATTGTAAAGGGTCCAAGTGGTGAGCTAACTGCTACATCATCTGGATAGCTACTTACAAATAAAGTTACTTGAGCATTACCTTTTTGATATTTAAAATCAGGTATAAATCGTCTAACTGACATAAAAAATTCTCCATCACCTCTGTAATCAGCAACTCCGGTTCGTACTCCTAAACCACTTGTTCTTGAAGTAATGTCCCAATCTCCTGATCTAATAAAAGCATCAATAGAAGTGGTACCTGAGCTATTAACTTGATCGGTCCCTACTTCATGAGCATAATAAATACTAGCTCCATATAAATTTGTAATACCTAATATATCTGGGAATACAGGTGTAGCTGTTTTAGTATACTCTGTTGCGTATGGAGCATTAAATACCCCTTGATCTTGATAAGTAGTTCTAGCTAATGATGAAGTGGTCCAAACATTTTCTGAGTAATTATAAGTTACACATCTATCAATTTGAGTAGATCCATCTTTTGGATAGAACCAGTTTATTTCTGTATATAAAGAATTAGGTGAAGAATAAACAATATCATTTGAAGATAAATTAATTCCTAAATTATCTCCATCTGTGCTAAATACAAAATCTTCTACAAGTGATGGTAATGATTTAACCGTACCATCGTATACAAAAAACCCACCTTCTGCTGACATCCACCATACAGCACCATTTGCATAAGACATTGCGTGTTGACCTACACATCCGCAATTAGTACCAACTTGCCTGACAGAAAAAATAAAAGGTGGCCCTACAAATTGAATTACATAAGCTGCAAGATCAGTTGTTACAAAAATATAATCTTTACCTTGTATAGCACCTCTAATCTCATTACCAGTATCTAATCTAAAAGTACCTGCTGTGTTAGTCGCGGTCGGTGCATAAGTGTTTAAATCTTCTTGGTTAGAAAATCTAACAAACATAGGATCTTGTGTTGCTGTATCACCAATAGTTGTTTCTGTCCCTAAATGAAATAAATGTCGATCTCTGTCTGATACAACCGAAATTCTTGTGGCTGTAGGATTGTTCGTAGTATTAAAATTAGTTGTTGATTGTGAAGCTCTAAGTGTTCTAGCACTTGTTGCACCTGCATCCCATGTAAAAGTTTTACCATTAAAAATAGTTGCAACCAATACTTCACCAAAATTATCAAGACTCCAGTTTCCTGCATCCAGAGTCACAGAACTTGTATCTCTTTCTGTTCCCCACGTAGAAGTATTCCATGTAGAAGTACCCCATCCATAACCAAAAGTTTGTGATACAGGTCCTACTTCAACATAAGGATTAACTGTAGCTGCCCCTGCTGCAGTCATACCCGAACCACCCTCAGCTCTAGAAGCTTGAATAGTAAAACTATTTGTGGCCACTGTTAAAATCTCATAAGCTTGTTGTAATTCTGCAGGTGTATAGTCTGAAGCACCTGTTACAGTTACTGAAGATAAAGTTATATATCTTCCTACTTCTAAGTTATGTGAAGTTTTATTAACAGTTACAGTGGCAGAGCCATTAACAGTTGTTAAAGTACAGCCGGTAATAGCTGTGTCTAAAGGAGTAATGTCAAAAAATTGATCTCCATAATATAGAAATAAACCTTGAGAAGTACCTATAGCTACGTATCTCTCTCCAACAAAAGAAGTAAAAGAGTGTTGTCTTCTAGCTACTCCAGGCAATGTGTCATTAGTGCTTTGTGACCAACCACCTATTTTTTCAGGTAGTCCATATCTAAATCTTACAAAATCTCCATCAGTCCATTGACCTTCGGCACCAGATTCCGTATCTTGTTTGTTAAACCCAGGTTTAAAATTTAATTTTTGTAGCATGATACCTCATTATATAGGCTTTTTATTTTTTTGACAGCAATATATTCCACTCTAGTTTATCTAGCAAATCCTGTAAATAGACTTTTTTTAGTTTTTTTTCTTTTAAATAAAGGTGAAGTTCTTTTACATCAATTATAATCCAATACTTTTGATCTTCAAATACCATTTTATCAGCGTTGCTTAAGATATTTCCTTTTTTAGCTTTTTCATTGTTGGGCATATTGATCATACCCCCTACGTCAAATTTAAAAGTTTGATTTGATTTATTTTTTAATCTTCCTTCAACATGCCATGATGTTGGTTTACTGGGGTAAGTAATATCTTCTAAACATTCCTTAGAAAACTTTTCAACTTTACTTAAAGACATACCATCCAGTGATAATATATTTGTCTTCTTTCACTGCTTTTATACCTCTATGTGTAAAGGTCCATTCACTTGGCCATATAACTGTTAAACCTTTTTCAGGCTTTACTTTTAATTTTTGATAATACCACTCTGTCTCCCCACCTTTTTTAACATCATTTAAATATGTCATAAAAACTAAATGCCTATCACTTACTTTTAAAGCTGCTTTCTCACAATGCCAACCAAAATAAGCTTGTGATGGTTTATATTTCTGAATATTAAAAAGAGGACTTAATCCAAAAAATCCATATTTATCACAAAACTTGTATTTCTTTTTATACATTTCAAGGCATTTATTTAATTCTCTAAAGTAAGAGTTTAGAATTTTATATTGCGCAACATCATTTATACCTAAACTAAGATCTGTACTATCTTTCTTTGTTTTATCTATTATTTGATCACCTTGAACTCCTATTATTTTATTATTAGATTCATCAAAAAAATTTATTAAATCATCACAAATAGAAGTTTTAGATATATAATAACCTTCAATAAAATTATTATTTTTATTTAACTTGTGTTGTTTCATCGTTTAAAAAAAACAGGCACACCTAGCATGGGTCTTCTATCTAAATAATTTTCTTTAGCTATTTTAGAATTTGCTTTATTATAATGTAGAAATACTTGACCACAGTTTTTACCTTTAAATTCTTCACGCCAATGTTCTAAGTCACAACCTGAATAGATTAACATGTCTCCAGGTTTTAAATCAATTTTAATACCAGCTCTTTTAGTATTTCCAGTTGGATCAAGATATATTGGCCAAGACTCACCGCCTAGATTTAATGTAGTAGATATTTCGCATGAATATCTATCTTTATGTCTAGCTAAAATATCTCCATGTTTATAAATTCTTGCATAAGAATAAGTTTCGGATAATTTTATACCAGTATGTTTTTCCATAATAGGCTTTACTTCTTCTAATAAAGTTTCCATTGCAATGTCACCATAATGAGAATAAGTATTTGGTACTTGTTCATCATGCCATATTCCAAAATATTCTGTAAAAGGTGAAATATATTTTTTATCAAATAAAAATTTTGCAACCTTTCTTTTATTTAAAAAATATTTATATATAAAATCTGCTAACTCAACAGATATTACTTTTTTTATTACTGTATATTTATTTTGTTTAAATGACATTTGTCTCCTTTATTTAAATGGGTACCCTAAATTCCAGATAACCAAACTATTTCTTTCACCACTTTTTACAGGACATACCCTGTGCCATACAAAAGAAGGAAATACAACTAATGATCCTTTAGGTAGTATCTCTTTGCATTTACGTATATTAGGTTTTTTATTAGGCATATTGTTTCTAAAATCAAACTCTAATTCTCCACCCTTATAATCTTTTGGATCAGATAAAGATACTGTTACTGATAGTTTTCTAATTTTACCATGAGAAGGAGTATTAGGTGCATCATAAGGTTTATCCCAACTATCACAATGCCAATCATAATACTGACCTTTTTTATATTTTGTAAATTGACATTCTTCAGAAAAATCCCAATCAAAATTCCAACCGGAATCTCTATTTGCAGCATTTATATAAGGTTGAATTTCTCTATAGATCCAATTATCATTCATCCAAACAACATTTGAATTTCTTGTTTTTTTTAAATCTTTCATTTGTTTTTTAGTTAATTTTGTATCACTGCTATAGTTACCTGTAATTGCTAGCGTATCTTTAATTTGATGACCATAGCGAACAATGTCATCACAAATACGTTCTGGAATTGCTGACTTAAAATAATGATAATAATTAAATAACTGCATATAACTTTCGATTTGCAGAATACTTTACATTAAATTAAAAGTAAATAGATTTTATTAGGACACCCAGGTTGTTCCGTTCCATTTATAAATGGTAGGATTTTCTGAATTATCATTTGATTTAGTAGTTTCCCAACCTGTACTGTTATCAGCTTGATAAGCAGTTTCATTCCAATATATAAAATATGTAATGTCACCTTCTTCTGTAACTGTTGGATAAGCTATTGGTGCTTGCCAATCATTGTTGCCATCTAAGGACCATGATGAAAAAGGTTGAGGTTTAATAAATACATCTTGTGTCGGATTATAAGTAAAACCCTTAGAAGCGTATTGTTTTCTAAAATTATTGTTGTAAGAAGTCTGTACCCACTTTACACCTGTTGCTGAAAAAGGAACTATTGTTTCACAAAAAGAAGCTGCTGTTTGTGATTGATCTCCACCATTAGCATTTACATCAGCATCGTCAAATACTAATACTCTTACTACTATATTGTTTTCATCTAATTCTGCAAAATGTGCCATAATATTAACTTAATGTTAGTGTTCCCGATGTATTAAATGTTGCTACTTTACTACTTCCATCTGTGGCAACTGTATTACTTCCTGGAGAAACAGATACTCCTGCTGAATCAGGCACACGTACTATTACGATACCAGGACCACCTGATCTACCGCCGGAGTTCCAGTTTCCACCGCCTCCTCCGCCGCTGTTAGTAGATCCACTATTACCACCAGATCCCACGCTATTTGCTCCATTTCCTCCTCCACCGGATCCGCCGCTGCCGCCATTTGACCAACCAGTTCCGCCGCCGCCGCCAGATTTTGTAATAGAAGATCCTGTGATAGAACTTGAAGAACCACTTCCGCCTGGTCCACCATTATTGGGGTTAGAATTTGATCCATTACCACCAGCTCCGCCGCCACCTCCACCGGCTAATCTTCTTCCAGATCCACCGTTGTTTCCTTGAGGAGGACTTACAGGTGGACTGTTTCCTGATCCACCAGGAATAGTTGCGCCAGCTCCACTATCCATTCCGCCACCTCCGCCAGATCCACCGGATCTTCCTGAGTTACTTGCATTAGCGCCGCCGCCACCTCCACCACCTGTGGATGTAAATGAATTAAAAGTTGAATCACCTCCGTCGCTTCCATTGGATGCTGATGATCCACCTGTTCCGCTACCGCCACCACCAACAGTGATAGGGTAAGAACCTGCAGATAAAGAAAAAGCAGAAACTCCAGGAACGCCAAAAGAAGTTCTAAAACCTCCACCTCCTCCGCCGCCCATTCCTCCAGCTCCGCCGCCTCCAGCTACAATTAAGTAGTCTGTAGAAATAACTGCTGAAGCTGCTCTAAACTGACCTATTGAAATTTGTCCTGAACTTGGAATAGGACCGTTAGGTGCAGGTGTACCAGAACTAACTAAAGGTCCACCTAAATAATATTCTGATATTGCAATTGGATTAGTACCACCAAAAGTAGTTTGAATGTCTGATAATCCAACATTAGTAGAAGGGACTGCCATGGATTATTTCCCCTTTTGTGATAAACTATCTACCTTGTCTTGTAATTGTTTGACTGCTTCAATCAATAGACAAGTTAGTCTGTCATATTTAACTGCTTTTATACCGTCAGGTCTTTGAGCAACAGCTTCAGGTAAAACTTTTTCTACCTCTTGAGCTATAACTCCTACATCTTTTTTTCTAACAAAGTATCCATCTTCTCCACCTCTTTGATCGATGTATTCTTTTTTCCAATCAAATAAAACTCCATTTAATTTTTTTAAAGCATTTAATGGATTAGGTATGTTTGTAATATTTTCTTTAAGAGCTACATCAGAAGAGTAAAAAGCTGTTACATCATTAGTTGCTCTTATCTCACCAGTAGTTCCAGATGCTGCAGTTCCTACTCCAAAAGAGTCGAATTGAACATCACTAGTTGTTGTTAATCCTAAAGTCGTTCTTTGAGCTGCTGCGTCTGCATCATCTAACAATGCTTTACCAGCAGATGTTAAATCATAAACTCCAGCAGTGCCGGATCCTGTAAATTGTATTCCTTTATCCGCTGCTGATGTTAAACCAGCTATTGCTGCAAGGTTTGCATTATAAGCTTGAACGTCAGTGCCTACTGTTAATCCTGCTAAATCATTATTAACTTCAACAATATTAGTTCCATCTGAATAAAGAATAGCTTTATTTTTTTCTGTTCCACTAAAAGTGAATCCTGTTCCAGAAGAAGTTTTAACAGTTACGTTATGTGCACCTGTAGTTGCGTTTTCTATAATGTAAGTTTTTTCTATTCCATCTGGAACAACTACGTTTACCGCACCTGCAATTGTACCAGTTAATTTTAATACTTGATTTTTACCGTTTGATACGGCGCCATTAGAAAAAGTTAAAGTAACTCCTGATGTAATAGCAATTGCTTGATAACCACCTATTGCTTGTTCAAGAATTAATAAATTTGTGTTTGTAATTTGTCCCCAAGTTCCTGAATTTTCTCCAGTTGCTTGGACTGTAAGTTTTAAACTTGCAGATGTTGAATTTGCCATATTAAAGTCCTTATATCGTTTATTTTATAAAAATAAAGAGTTACTGTCAAACTCTTTATGCAACGACCTCCTGCCATCCTGGAGGATCTATTGGAGCAGAACCTGTATTAACTTCGTTCCAGATTAAAGCACTAGCATTATTTAGTGCTATAGTCAACGGAAAACCAGTTAGATCTACTGTAACATTACTAAATACAGTTTCATCGCCTAAAGCGGCTGTTAATGGAAATCCTGTAACATTAACTTGTTGATTTAAATCAACTGTTACGCTTCCTAAATTAGCGCTCATTGCTATACCTGTTGGGACAGGTAAAACACTTGCTGAAAATCCTAAAGTACCTAAAGCGCCAATCATGAAATTTCCAGTAATCATCGCATCAGGTGCAGGGTCAACATTACCTAGAGTTAATTGGGCTACATTTAAAGTGTTAGCGGTTACGTCTACATCAACAATAATTCCTCCAGATACAGAACCTAAATTTGCACTCATTCCAATACCTGTTGGTATTGCAGTTGCATTAACACCTTCTATGCCCCAAGAATTTATTCCCCATCCAAGTCTACCCCAACCTGCTAAATTAAATGCATCAACAGTACCAAGTCCCATAGACATTTGATTACCTGTCAACATTGCATCAGGGCCAGCATCTACTGTTCCTAAATTGTTTGTAAGTGGAATACCTGATGGAGTAACTAAAGCTAAACCAAAAGCTGATATATTTCCAAGATTAGATGAAAGAGGAAAACCTGTTGCAGTAACACTAACATCAATACCAACACTTTCATTTCCTAAAGAAGCAGTTAAAGCTTGACCAGTTACTGTAAAAGTAGGACCAACTTGATCTCCCCATTGATTATCTCCCCACGTGCTTACACTCCACGTTTTACCTGTAGCAACATCCATAAGTCCACCCATTCCTATTCCATGGACATAACATAAATAATAAAAATCAGGAGTTGTTACATCTACTTCGATGTATCTAGTGGTAGCAGCGTTAAAAGTTGTAGTGTTTATATAATCTGAATAATTTACAGCACCATCAAGGTAATAACTTACCCCAGATGTTAAATAATAATCTCTGCTAGTAGTTGATGAAAATATTAATGGATGACCATCATTAGACGCATCACTCTGTTCAAAACGTAAAGTAGATGAAATAGGCCATACGATATTACCTGGTCCAGTCGAACTACGTGTTCCATCTACATAGTAAACGTTACCCGTACCTCCACCATACAAGTTACCACTTGCAACAGTGACTGTATAAGTTTTATCCGCCATAGGAGCTTCCTCCTATTAGCCCGATATTCTTAGTATCGCTGCTGTTGATGTTGGTGCTGGAAACTGAACT